TCAGTCCAGATGCTTTTCTTAGTGACGAAAATCTCCCTTAAACTATTCTCAGGCAGAATGGTCTGCTTGGACATGATGATGGGATAATCAGGATGAGACTCCCACTCATTGCTGTCGATAAGGCTTTCGATATAATCATTAAGCTCACTACCAACAGTAGAGTGACCTTGGACAACAACACCTCTGGTGATGGTTTCGTAACCTTCACCGCCATTCATTACGCCAATAGAGAACATTGATTCCAAGAACACGTCATCGTGAACTTTGATCTCAATCAGCAAATTACGGATAAAAGAAACGAAAGCGGTACGGTATTCACCAGTAGGGTTCTCTAAACCAATGGTGATGCTGTTATTGGCCTGATTCAACACCAAGTGTGTATCGATTATCTTTAAGACTTCGCAATCGCTGGTAGTAACTTCGAGATGATATTGGCTGTTGATGCTGCTGACGATATTCTCAAGAGTCTCTTTTGTCAATATACGACCAATATTCGAATAAGCGATGAACCTATCTGTCATGGTGTACATGGTAGTAGGCAATACGAAGATAGGTACGTTCTTGTGTTCTTGGACGTTTTCACGAGCATGTTGCATAGCATCGTAAAGTGGATCGATGACGCTATTTAGAGAAGCTGAGTCATCCGTTATCTCGATATGGTAACTGTCTTTCATGTTGGGATTCCTTTTTAATGGTTTTTAATACTAGGCTGTTAAGTCTAGTAAATAGGGTTAAAAATAGTCCAGTATACTTCAATTCAGTATACTGGATTTCAGCACACTTCAATTCAGCATAGTGGGTTTTTGTTCGCCGTCAGCTTTCATCTTACTGTATAAGTCTTCAGGCGAATTATGCATGACGAATAGAGCCTCAGGCGAATAACGCATGATAAGAGAAGGCATCGTAGCCAGTGTGGACATCAGTCTAGGATCATGTTCGTAATCACCTGTCGCTTCTTCCATCTTCTTAGCAGCATAGTCGCTAAGATTATCAGCCACTACTTCAGGCAACCACAATGTCTCAGCCATGACGTACTTGTAGTCTCGCTTCTGATTAAGCTTGAATGCTTGAATCATGGCACTGATGTTTTCCACAGTATCATTCAGGAAACTGCCTTCTGAAAATATCACACTGCGCTTACAAGCTTCCATGGCGATGTTATCCGTAGTGGATACAGTCTTGGTTGCGTATTTGCCGTAGCTATACGTTACCACCATGACTTTACGTTTATCGCCTTCTTCGTTGATTAAATACAGAAGGGAACTGGACATGGATAAATAGTTCGGATAATACTCATCACCATCAGGAGCGATTACCTTAATGGATCGATTACCAATAGCAATGCAACTGGATAGGTTGAAAGTATAGACGAGACTTTCTACCTGATATCCAACGCTCTCTTCTTTCTTCAATAGATCACTTACCATCTCATGCGTATTTTTGTCGTAGAGACGATTGATAGAGACGAACATAGAGGCGATTTGATCATCGCCCCACATGAGCATAGGTGCGGTAATGAGTTCATCGTCAGCATCCCAACGGTGTTTCTTATCACCTGCGTCTACTTGTTTGTTGATGTCGGAGAACACACGCATGAAGTTCCTGAGTTCTTCTCCACCGAATGTTTTCCTTAAATCGATAATTTCCATATTGGATTTCCTTTTAGTTTAAGCTGATGTTACTTGCTTTGCTAGGAAGATTGTAATTTGTTCCTTGCACCACTTGGAGTAAGAAATCAGTCGCGGTCTCTATGTAAGCCATGGCTTTATTCGACACACTGCCGTTTTCATCAGCTTCTATAGCAAGATCGAAATACGCTTTATCCTCTTGTTCAGACACGACACCATGGTAAGACATGACTTCATCGTATCGCTGGTTCTCTTCCCACCGATTCTGTCTAATCATGTTGTCGAAGTATTGTTTAAGGGTTTCGATTTCATCCTCTTCATTCGAGCAGAAACCGTATCTCATCCTCACGATATTTCCAGCTTTATCCGCCACGAGTATCGTACGTGTAAGACCGTAATGGACGCTGCCTTCTATTTCTAATTCCATCACCACCTGTCTAATAGCGATTACGTCTACGACATGTGTCTTATCGCCTTCTCCAAACAGTCTTTCGTATTTACTGGTGTTGGGGAACACTTCTGCTTTTAGCCAATTCGTCCCTACATCTGGTACGATGAAAGTACTGACGACTCGATTAACACCGCATGACTTTGTTTTATTTCCAAAGTCATTGCCGTAGAGTTGTTCTAATTCATTGGAAAAAGCGATGTTGACTTCATCCTCATGCACCATGCGAGAGAAAGAAGTGACCGAAATACACTTATCGATTAGCATGCCTAAGGTCGTGGGTATGATATAAGACTTCGCATTCGTCCTGTAAGCATCTTTTTCTGTAACTTCAGCCTGTACATCATTCACGATGCCTTCTAATGCTGTCATGGTGGTATGGTTATCGCTTAACTTAATTACGTATTGGTCTTTCATTCTTGAATTCCTTTTATTTACACTAAGCCTGATATGCTTAGCGTAACAGGGTTAAACTGGATAAAAATAGTAAACTACTACAGAGACCAAAGATAGTTATCCTTGGCGATGTTCAGTGGATCACCAACTAATGCGCATACATGGGATAACAACAACTCCCAATCGTCATCGCGTTTTTCTTCATGGTTTAAATAGTAGACTTCATCAGTCGCCAATATATTAGACGCGATGTACTGGTGAGACATGGCTCTAACATGATCGTCATGCGTATCGAACTTCTTACGCTTGATTTCATCTTCTATTTCGAATTTAACAGACTCTATCGCCTTGATGTTGTCTGTTAACTCTACTGACAAATACACATCCAAAGCTAGTTCCTTAGGGTCTAACTTGACTTTAGCCTTCTTAGGATGTGTTTTGGTTAGAAAGTGCGTGCTGATCGCCAATAACTGGTTGCCCATGACTTCCAGTATCGAAAGTGCACGCACTACTGCTACGATGTCGTATACTTCACCATCCGATGCCTTATACGTTATCCCTCTTTTGAAATTGGGAATATAAGCATCGTTTCTACTGTAACGGATAACTAGGCTCTTACGGATAGTCTTTTCATCCGTCTCCCAGTCTTTTACAGACCTTTTCACGACTTCTTCTATTACATCGGATGATACACATCTGGATATCGACTCAGCATAGAGACCGACATCAGGATGATAGTATCGCCATGAGGTGCCACATCCCGTATTAGACGGATAGAAGAACATCTCCCGATCCTTTACTTCGAATCTGTCGAATATCTCCTTTAAGATGTATTTCCTCATGTCGATGAAGTCTTTAATCTGCTTAGATGGTGCGTCTTTAAAATTGAAGTTAAAGACTCTGTTCATCTTACTCATGTTTGCTTGTCCCTCTACTAAGACTAAACTAATCTAAAATGCTGAATAACTCATTGGCCTTACTAATCACTTGGCTAATCGATGTTAAAGAAGTAATGTTCCTAACGATAGCAGCATATCGCTTAGAACATTCGTTCTCCAGTATCTGGATGTATTCTTCTTCACTTTGGTATTCATCGTTTAAGATGCCTTTGGCGATGGTACGGATAGTAGCATGCTGGGCATGATAGCCTTTAGATGTATCATGTCCGGTTAACATCATCCACATGCGGATAATGGCTGCTTCTTCCAGTATCGTGATCTCATCCTGACTTAATACGCTCTTGGTACTAGCATGTATCATCATGTTGAGTAGATCGCCTAAGGCAATCGTAAGATAAGACGATAGCTTGATGGCTTCGTCACTCTCGTTTAGTGCATCGTCTAAGTAAGTGATCAGTGCCGCACAAGCACGTACGTAGTAACTGAAAGCATCGACTTCAGTATCGGTTACGACTTTATCCAATACCTTATACGTAGAACGTGTGTTGGTGATAATCGCCTTTTTGAAGTCACGCTCCAATGACTGGATACGCATGTTCTGGCCTACTGCTAATGTTTGGTTAATAGAAAAAACCAGATCCATGATCGTCTCAGTAGACGGATGGACTAACATGTCTCTAATCGAGACTGGTTTATCGAAATGTAGTCGATGCTTCTTGAATAAAGCATCTATATTGGATTGAATAATCATGGTTAATAAAACCTCTTGGTTAACTTGACTACTGTAATAGTAAGTATCTGTATTTTCCAACATACCGGTATCTTAGATACCATCATGTCGGATGATATTCCCTACAAATGGACAATGTGGTAAATGTAATAGAGTATAGATGACTTAGAAACGGTTTATATAGACATTAGAGGTAAAGATGGATAAATTGGTAAAAGACGTATTCGACGACGTATGTGGCCATGTGAAACTGGACGAGGCATTCTGTAAGCGTATAGAGCGATACATGAATGAATTCATCTCCAGGAACCATGATCATGCTTCGTTCTTTGGTGGTAACTTAACTGGCGTATACGTGGTGAAATTCACGACGAATGATCGTATTGCGTTCTTCGAAGAAGTATTGGGTGTAGATGAAGATGAACTAAGGCCCAGGCTTAATGCCTTGATCGATCCGTCTCACTTCATGGTAGCAGGTGATGTACTGAACTTAACCATCGTGTGGCTAAGTCATGCTTTGTTAAAGAGTAGTCTTAATCCCACACGGAAAGAGCAAGTGATGTCGTATCTATACAACATCATGCAGTTTAGGTTTATTACTTCTAGGCTACAGAGACACTGGCCTTATCCTTGCAGTAAGGAAGTAGCAGAAGCGACAGTATCAGCCATGACGAATAAATACGCCATCAAGATGAAAGGCTCTTGGATCAAGGTGATACAGGATAGAAGTCTTGATGTCGTAGACATGAAGCATTCCGTCCATCGTGAGACGATTAAGAAGATGGATTACGATATCCGTAATAAAGGTTATAGTGTGGGTTATTTAATAACCGATACACAGACACGCAATAAAGCCATGCTAAAGAACATCTACGGCTTACAGAAGGAAGTACAAGAATCTGGATTCAAGATCAATGCTTCTAGTAGTACGTTCTTGGATAAAGATGGCGTGGAAGTGATGAAGGATAAGGACAATGCCTTAGAGACGTATCGTAACTATTTGTTGTCTATCGCAGGGGATAAGATATCGTTTATCAAGATGGATTTGATATCGATTATCGAAGGGATGAATAAGACCATGCCTAAGGACGGTTTTAGAGTAGCATTGAATGGTTTAGTAAATGCCTATAACAAGAACACACAGGCTCGTGAGAAGTTTGATTTTGTTTTCAATGCTGTTTTAACCCACATGATCGTGTTAGTAACGAATAACAGGCACATCATGAAGCATGAGAACGATATTGCTTCTTTGTTGGCTAAGTTGAAGAATATCTACGGTGCTACGAGGACTGATATTAGCGATGATTTCGTTAAGGCTAAAGACATACTGGAGACACACATCATCCAGACGACTAAGATCAAACGAGACATCATGGTCTCTGTTATACGGACTGGATTGATGCTTTATATTGTCCTAAGAGCCATTACCCGTAAACATTACGGCGGCTAGTATGACTCTTTTATAGTCCTTAAACAGAGGTACTCGTTATGTTGAAAAATATAGTGGGTAAACTCTTGGTTGGTTTGGATGCCTTAGGTGGGGATTCTATATATCAAGAAGCCAGTGAAATCAGTAAGGATGTATCGTATCGGTTTCTGACTCGTTTTGGTCATGGTTTGAAGATCAAGGTCGTGAAGAAACGGTATGTATTAACACGCCGTAAGAAGAGTTGGTTGTTTCGGGATAAGGTTTATATCTTATACGAAGTTTCATGCCAACTGGGTGATGCATTCCCTGAAGTCATGAAGGAAGTATTCAAAGGCACATACGTCATGCCTAGGCTACTGAGTAAACTCATCAGTGAAGAGAACCAAATCAACGCTGTCGTGACTGCTTACTTGGATATCCACATCGATAAGTTGATGGAACAATACCACGCCAAAAAAGAGTGAATCTATACGAGCGTTTAGCGGTAGCTAACCGTGAGTAACACATGGGGTAACATGCCTACCTATATCCGTAATGGGTATAGGTAGGTATATGCTCTATGCTGTCGATATAGTGTAGTATCCATGTCTATAAGTGTCGTCCTGGTAAGGATACACGAGTTAAGTATTCTGCATATCGCTTCTCGACGATCTTGTCGATGAACAAATCATTCACCATACGGGAGATGGTTAAGACTTGTTTGTCTATCTCCTCTGTCATGCCTTTGGCATACACGTCTATCTCGGTTAAGTTATCGTAACTTCTCCATCTAGGTACTAGATGTCTTACTGATATCAGTTGGATATTCGCTAATGCCTGCTCTAACGCTTCCCTATCCACACCCATGTCTAGGTATACGGCTACAGTAGACTCTATCTGTCGTATATTCAATCCATCTTCCTGATACTCCATGTAGCCTGTATAAACACTGTAGAGTATCGGATGTTCACCTTGTATCGCTGATGTAAAGAGATACGGTACGAAGGGTGGTTTCTCATGGTTAGCCATCACGATGGCTGTCTGTTCATCCCGTCTTCTGATTTGCTTTAATGTTAGGTTGGTGAAATCATCCTTATTCTCGTAGAGGAACATCTCGGCGATGTGTCTGAGTTGTTTATTGCCTTCTACTGGATAGTTGGTTAACATGGCGGTTAACCTAGGCTTCGTTAAGTTCACGTAATCATTGCGCATGATGCCCTTTCCATGATGAGTAAATAATAAGTACTGGCTCATGGATGTTTCTACTCTATCTGAATATGTTTAATCCTGTTACGCTAAGTATAATAGGCTTAGTGTAAATTAATTAACCACATTACGCTAGGCGTACCATGCTTAGTGTAAACCGATAAGGAAATGTCAACATGATCCTATTCGAAGAAGACTGGTATAAGGAAGAGAATCTGCATGTGGTGGTACACAACGAAACCACCAATGAATCCTTTATCCGTCTGCACCACATCCTAAAAAAGATGGGCATTAAGAACAACAAGTTCTTTTTAGCCTTACACGATGAACGACTGAAGAATGTCGATCCTTATAGTCCTACTCTAACTGATCAAGAGATCGGTTGGATCGTAGCAGAGTGTGTCGCTAATCCATGGTATTACTTTCGTGAAATCGCGCCTGTACCTGAGGGCAGTAAGAAGAACCGATTCCGTGCTAACCGAGCGAATATCAGTCTCATTTGGTCGTTCTTTAACCGATGCCAATACTTACTTATCCAGCCACGTCAGACAGGTAAGTCGTATAGTACCGACACGCTGATGGTCTATATTCTGTCTTTCAGTTTCGGTATCCGTACTCTACTTTATACTAAGGATAGGCCTCTTGCGACTAAGAACATCATTCGTCTGCGTAAGCTATTCGAGCGCATGCCTGAATACTTAAACCCAATGACGCGTGATGACTCGGCTAATAGGGATACCATTACTGTACTTAAACGTGGTAATTACTACAACACCATCGTGGCACAGGACAATGAAGAAGATGCCGATAAGAAAGGTCGTGGTGATACGGTAGAAGTACGCCATGCGGACGAGATCGCTTATTGTACGTATAACTTCGTGACGATGCCGACCATGGGTAGTGCGATGAACGCGGCGAAGGAAGACGCAATCGCAGAAGGTAAGGTGACTGGTTCTATCTTTACCACTACTGCCGGTAAGAAAGACTCACCTCATGGTGCTTGGGCATATGAGGTGTTTATCGAGTCTGCTGAATGGAATGAGAAATACTACGATTGTAGAGATCGGGATGATTTCGAGAAGATGGTTAGGAAGGATAGTAATCCACTGGATGAGTTAGCCAAGATGGTCGGTATCTTCGCGATACAAGGTACGTTCTCTCATCGTCAGTTAGGTTATACGGATGAATGGTTGATCGGTAAGATCGTAGAGAACAAAGTCTCACCTGAAGCAGCTTTGCGTGACTACTATAACGTGTGGACAAGTGGTAACGAAACTTCACCATTCAGTACACGTCAGTTACAAATGATCTCAGGATCGATAGAAGAGATAGAAGCACGTGACTTAGAAGGTGGTATTACGATTAACTGGTATTATCCGATGGGTACCATTAACCAAATCATGGGTACACGTCCAGTAGTAGCTGGCATGGATACTTCGCAGAACGTAGGGCGTGACAGTACCACGATTACTTTCGTAGATGCAACCACATTGGATATACTCGGCACAGTGAATTGCAATAGTGTCAATCTCTATAAGTACGCCACTTGGTTGGCTGACTTGATGACACGTTTCCCTAAAATGGTGCTGGTACCAGAGAACAAATCCAGTGCACAAGGGATACTGGATTACTTGATCGAAGTATTCCCAAGTAGAGGCATCGATCCCTTTAGACGTATCTTCAATACTGTCGTGAATGATAGGGAAATGAAACCACGTGTCTACGATCAAGTCATGGCTCATCCTAACCGTATGTTTATCGCAAATCAGCATCGTAATCAGTTTGGTTATGTTACAGCTGGTAGTGGCAAGTACAGTCGTGAGAATCTCTACAACGAGACATTGTTTAGGGCTATAGACATATCGGCTGATAAGATCAAGGATGAGCGTTTGATTAAAGAGTTGTTGGCTTTGGTATTGAAGGATAACCGAATAGACCATCCTAAAGGTGGCCATGATGACCAAGTGATAAGTTGGCTATTAGCATGCTGGTTTATCTTCAATGCACGTGAAGTACAGCAATACGATATCCATAGGGCTAGGTTCTTGACCGATGTGGTGAGTGCAGGTGAAGAATACAATCCTGAAGAAGACATGGCTAAGAGACGGCAGATATCGATTAGAGATACTGTAAAACGCCTATACGAAGACTTAGGCGAAGCTGATTCATTTATCGAGTTTAGCCACATCGAGAAACAAATCCGTTTGTTAGAAGGCCAGCTGAAGGGTGAATATCTGGATGAAGTCATCGGCATGTCTGACATGATCGAAGAGATGCGTAATAAACGTAAAGTAGAGTTGATGAAATCCAATTCCAATATAGTCAATGATATACTAAATGGATTAGGTGCCGTGACTGAGAAACCACGTGCAGGAGATGTCATGCTCTCTAACGGCTATATACCGAATAGGAGAC